GAACGCGATCCGAAGAACTGGAAGCACACGCCGCCGCCTGGCACGGCTACCGACCTCACCGGGCAGGAGGAAGCATGAGCCAGTTCTCCCTACACCAGAGCACCAAAATCTATTGGAACTATCCCTGCGCACATCGGCAACACCGGCACAAGGGCGTCTGCGCCTATGTGCACGGGTACTCGCGCAGCTTCCACTTCGTCTTCGGTGCGCACGACCGTGACGATTGCGGCTTCGTCGTGGACTTCGGTCAGCTAGGCTGGCTGAAGGCATTCCTCGATGAATACTTCGATCACACGCTGCTACTGTGCGAGGACGACCCACTGCTACCAGCGTTCAGGGCCATTGAGCGTGCAGGTGGCGCCAAGATCCGCACGCTACCCTACGGCGTCGGCATGGAGGCCACGGCACAGTTCGTTTGTGAATGGGCGCAAGATCAATTGGACGGACTGTCGATGGGTCGGTGCTGGGTGAGCAGTGTTGAATGCAGAGAGAACGACAAGAACTCAGGGATCTACCACAACCCTATAGCAGGACACATTCGATGAGTAGTCTTCTCGATCCTCCCACACGACGCAAGTTCCCAGTAATCAATGCAGACATCAACGCCACGAAGAACTCGTACGAGATGCTAAACGACGACCAGCTCCTCGTGCACAGCATGTTCTACACGATCCAGGGCGAAGGCCCATACGCCGGTCAGCCAGCTCTGTTCATACGGCTGGCTGGCTGCAACATTGGTCTGAAGCAAGACTGCCCGTGGTGCGACACGAAGTTCCACCTGGCAGATGGCAGGGTGACGCAAGCGCACGACGCCATCATGCACGAGCTCCAGGCGCACACATGCAAGCTCATCGTGCTCACTGGTGGTGAGCCACTGTTGCAGTGGCACCAGCTCAAACACATCATCGCTCAAGTCGACCCACACTTCGGAATGCTAAGCCGGCCGACCTGGCAATTCGAAACCAATGGGCTGCTGCTGCGCGAAGAGATGATTGAGACAGCACGCAAGCACGGGCACATGCGCTTCGTGTGCTCGCCCAAAGTACCACACAGCCGGAACACGTATCCGGATATGCCGCATCTCTGGTTCAATAGCGCCGACGTGTTGGACCTCAAGTATGTCGTGACAGCCGATACCACATCACCCTATCACGACATCCCCGAGGACGCTCTGGCTGCCACTAACGACGTCTACATCAGCGGCATGGCTGTCTACCTGCGCAGCACATTGCCAGGCGAGGTCGCCACCATCTGGGACGACACGTTGATCGACCAGAAGGAAACAGCCAAGAACTATCGTCACGCTGCCAGGCTGGCAATGGATTACAACCGTCACATGACATGCCAGACACATCTGTTCGGAGGTATCGAATGAAGCTCGATAACGATCTACTGCGGATGTCCATGTCGGTTGAAGAACAGCTACGCCATATCGAAGGGCTGAGCCGTTCAGAAGGGCTGCGCGAAGGCATCGAGGAAACACCGGCACGCGTTGCTGATGCCTGGCGCGACTTCTGGGCCGCTGGCTACCGTGTCGACGTGGACGGTCTGCTGAAGACATTCCTCGACGGCGCAGCCGGTGTTGACGAGATGATCGTGGTGAAGAACATCCCACTCTACTCGCACTGTGAGCACCATCTCGCCGCCATCTTTGGCACAGCCACGGTGGCCTACATCCCGAACGGCCGCATCGTAGGACTATCCAAGATCAACCGTGTCGTGGACGCCTACGCCAGACGCCTCCAAGTACAGGAGCGTCTCACGGCACAGATCGCAGAGGCCATTGACCGCAACCTCAAGCCGATCGGCGTTGGCGTACAGGTACGGGCACGGCATCTCTGCATGGAGAGCCGCGGCGTGTGCCAGCAGGGACACTACACAATCACGAATGCGTTGAAGGGAGCAATCAAAGATGACGCAAAGGCACGGGCAGAGTTCCTGGCTGCGTGCAATGGTGGCTAGGATGGCGTGCCAAGTCAGAGTGATCTTCGATGTAAGTCAAGGCCAATGGCGCGACCTGCACGATGAGACAAAGCCTGTGAACAAATATGGCGTATGGCCGATGCACGATGGCGTTGAATGGATGGGAGCGGACAAGACAGATCTCTCATTCGCCCGCTTACCTGGGACCATCAAAGACACGGGCGGCGCTGCCGCCTGCATCATTCGAGCCGATCGTGGAGACGGTACGACGGTGTTGATAGAGACATCATTGAGTGCGTTCATCGAAGCTGCACGAATGCTGGCAGCACTAGACGACGTAGAGCACACAACAACTAACATCCTGAAGGGTCTATGAATGGACAAGAATGAAAGCCAAGATGATGCGGGCGTTACTATTCACGTCACTCCTGCTTATCCTCCTGGATGCAATCACGAGTGGGAATACACACAATTCAAGGATGTTGAGGGACACAATCGCGAAGAGCCAAGCCACTGCATAAAGTGTGGCATGTCCTTCACACGCTACATCTTCACGGAATGTCCATGAACCACGCAGAGGACTTCAATGACTGTATTAAGATTTATGCTGCTGCTCGTTACAACGGTCATCGGGCAGACGCTACAAGTGGCAATCCAATGCAGATTGCTGCTGCCTCCGAATCATACCCGCTCCACCTTGAAAGCTATCACTATGTCGGCAAAGGACAAGTCGATGAAGTGATCCGACGAAACGGCCATAAGATATTCATGGACTCGGGAGCGTTCTCGATGTTCACGCTGGGGGCCAAAGTTGATCTCGACAAGTATGCCCGCTATCTAGTAGCGTCGCAGGACTTCGTGGAGATCGCTTCAAACGTCGACGCTATTGGGGCTGGCCTTGAGGCGGAGAGCTATGCGAACCAGAAATACATGGAGTCGCTGAAGCTGCCAATACAGGTCTGCCCTGTCCACCACGCACGCGATCGTGATGAGTGGCTGGTACGGTACCTGGACGAAGGCTACGACTACATCTTTCTCGGCGGTATGGTTCCTGAGGCAACACCGTACTTAATCGATTGGCTCGACCATGTCTTCGACAAGTACCTGGCAAACCCAGACGGCACAGCGCGAGTGAAGGTCCACGGATTCGGGCTGACTACGTTCGAACTCATGGAGCGTTACCCGTGGTACTCCGTGGACTCGACTTCATGGGTCATGATTTCGATGTTCGGTAGTTGCATCATGGACATTGGTGGCAAGCGCCGGGCCATCTCGTTCTCCGAGAAGAGTCCCAATACCAAGACCGAAGACAAGAGTTATTGGAGCCTCGACAGCTCGACACAACGCTATGTTCACGACCTACTGTATGAAGAGGGCTTCAACCCGGATGACCTGGCAACCAATTACGGCATGCGTGACGCATGGAACTTGCGCTACTTTAAGCACTACATGAAGAAGCTCGGCCGTCCAACATTCATGCGGTCAGCAGTGACCTTCTTCTAATGGACCTCTCAACTCTCAAGTACCTATGCGCGCACATAGGCACGCTGCTACCAGCGTTTCAAAAGCTCCACGTCTACGACGACGAACATGGCGACCGCCGCGCCCAGGTCAACAACGGGCGCTATACAGTCGACGTGCCTTGCAGCATGCCAATCTGCACGGTAGATGCCGCCAAGCTGGCGAGTGCATGGGGAGTATGTGACGGCGACCCGACCTTCCGGGTTACGGACGCTAGTTTGCTAGTGGTAGGCCTTGCCAGGCGGTCCCGTCTGGGGCTTTCAGACCCTACGGCATACCCATGTACCACCCCCACTCCGAAAACCTCCCACACGGCCTCCGGTGTCAGTGCTCTCATTGAACAACTCAAGCCGTTCGTAGCCACCGACTCTTCTAAGATATGGGCTAATGGCATCTGTCTTCACAACGGGTTTGCCTACGCCACGAACAACGTAATTCTGTGCCGCGTCCCATTCCCCACGGTGTTGCCTGCGACGGTGATCGTCCCTTCTGCTTGCTTCGATGCGGTGACGACAAAGGGGGAACCGATCGACATGGGTGTGACCCAGGACAGCGTGACGTTCTACTTCGATGACGATGTCTGGGTCAAGACGCAATTGATCGCTGCGACTTGGCCCACGCACGTTGTCGATGGCTACGTGAATGGATTAACAGAAGAAGGCTGGGCAACACCGCACAGTCTATTGGCTGGCGTACTAGATGCCTCGGTCAAGCTGGCCGATATGCGCATACCTGTCGTGGAGTTCCGCGAAGGCGGGCTCAAGCTCCTCGACGAGACATTCGAGGCAGACGATCTAAATCTACCAGCAACGGGAAAGCTCAACGCGCGCATGGCGGCGTTGGTCTTTGAGCACGCCACGGCTGTCCAGTGGCATATCAAACCAGACACGCACGCGTTCAAAGCGGGCGAGGTGATTGGTTTATTTGGAGGTCAACGATGAGCGAAGTAACGACGATTCAAGACATTTACGAACGCATGATCATCCTGTGCCGCGAGATCCAGGAGCGCAACAAGCGGCTGGACGAACTCATGGCACAGGCGGCGGAGCTCGTGAAGGCGAACACGACAGTCAGGGAGCCAGTACATCACGTAGCCACTGCCGACCCAGCGAAGATGCATGTCCTCACCGGCACGCTACCGCCGAACATTATGAAGAAGTAATGCTACAGCGTGATGATTCAATTGGTTTCTTCTGGGAAGAAATCCAGGTCAAGGAAAAGCGGATCAACTATGATCGGCCGACGCCACCTATTCCCGATACAGGATGGGTGGCGCCGGGCGCTTTTCCGAGGCTATGTGACGTCAAGATATTGGGCCTGGACACAGAGACGAAGGACCGTGCGCTTTTGGAGAAGGGTCCAGGCTTTCGTCGCGAAGGCGAAGAGGGCGCTCACATCGTAGGCATCAGCGTCGGCACGATGGATGGTGGCCGCTGGTACTTCCCTATGCGGCACAAGATAGCACCAGAACAGAACCTCGACCCTGGCCATGTGCTGGCATGGGCACGCGACAACATCTGCACAGAGGGCCAGGCGAAGGTCGGTGCGAACCTGTCCTATGACGTGGACGCCTTATGGAGCGAGGGCGTCCCCGTAAGTGGACCGTTCATTGACGTACAGCACGCTGAAGCACTAATAGACTCCAATAGATTTACCTATAACTTGGACGCGCTGAGCAAGTCGTACCTCGGAGAGACGAAGGTCAAGAACGAACTGTCCGCATGGATCGAACGCGCCTACGGTGACGGCGACAACTATCGCGCCCACATCTGGGCGGCACCACCTTGTCTCGTGGGACCGTATGCTGAAGGGGACGTAGATCTACCACTTCGCATCTGGGTGAAGCAGCGCCCCATCATCGAACAACAGTTGATGATGGGGCTCTTCGACCTCGAGACTGAGCTTATCCCGATGATGGTTCAGATGCGGCAGAACGGTGTGCGCGTTGACATCGAGTACGCCAAGCGCCTGGACGACGAGCTCACCGCGGGCATCCTCGAGGCCGACGCCAGAATCATTGCCGTGTCGGGCGGCACCATACGCGAGCTAAACCCAGACAAGGACATCGGCAAGAGTGACCTGGCCGCACTCTTTGACGCAGCCGGTGTTGCCTATCCAAAGACCGCCACGGGGCAACCGTCGTTCGTCAAAGAGTGGTTAGAGCGTGTGAAGCATCCGGCTGGTGAGCTCGTTCGACACCGCAGGCAATTGCAAAAGTACCGTAACACGTTTATCCGATCATACGTCCTGGACAAGCATGTCAACGGTCGGTTGTACGCGCTCTTTCATCAGCTGAAGGGCGATGAAAATGGCACGGTATCGGGCCGCTTTTCATCGTCCCTCCCGAATCTGCAGAACATTCCAGCACGCGACGAGTATTGGGGTCCGAAGCTGCGGGCGCTGTTCATACCCGAAGAGGGCGAGCAGTGGGTCCGCCACGATTGGTCCCAGATTGAGTACAGGTTCCTCGCCCACTATGCCCGCGGGCCATCAGGCGAGACTGTGCGCCAGCAGTACACCAATGATCCCACCACTGACTTCCACGAGATGACTCTGGACTTCGTGGCACCGTTCACTTGCTGGGACATCAGCACTCCAGCACTCCGCAAGGGCTGGCGCAAGCCAGTGAAGAACATCAACTTCGGGCTCGTGTACGGCATGGGCATCGACACGCTGATCGCCTACCTGGGACTCTCACGCGAAGAGTCCGAGTACATCATCCAGCAGTATCACAACGCTGTCCCGTTCGTTCGTGCCACGTACAACGTCGCTCAACGTCGTGCACAAGAACGAGGCTACATCACAACCTTCGGTGGCCGACGTGTCCGCTTCGATCTCTTCGAACCACGCTGGGGCAGTGCGGAGTACAACGGCGGCAAGGCGAAGCGCTACGACGATGCTGTCGAAGAATGGGGTCCGCGTGTGACCCGTGCCTACACTCACAAGGCATTGAACGGTCTACTGCAAGGTAGCGCCGCAGACTTGATGAAGACAGCCATGCGCGATATTCATCGAAGTGGTGCGACGAAGGTCATTGGCGTTCCCAAGCTCACCTGCCACGACGAGCTCGGGCACAGTGCCAATGAAAGCAAGCAGCATCAGGAAGCAATCAAGGAGGTCAAACACATCATGGAGAACTGTATGACATTGAATGTCCCGATCCGTGCTGACCAATCGCGCGGACCGAATTGGGGGCAGTGCACATGAACTACGAACTATGGAGCACTGAAACAGACCGTATGCTTGGCACGATAGAGATCGGCAATCCTATCGATGAAGCCATCGGCACGCGTGTGCCTCTCCGGCTGAAGAGTCCAATCGACTGGTGCGACGGCAAGAGGTACAACGCAGTCGAGGCTCTCGTGTGTAGGATGAAGATCAACAAGAAAGACTATTGGGCGCTCGAGACGAACTTGCCGTTCTTCCTTGTCCAGAAGCTGGAAGGCTTCACTCCGAAGCTCGAGCGGCCTAGCCTCGAGCAAATGTTCTACATCAATCGCCATGAGTGATACAGCACTGCCTCCCGTCTGGGTCGCCGTCAAAGACGGTCGCATCATCGGCACGCACGACGAGCCGTTCACATTCAACGAGATCGAGGGCGTGCGCTACGACCCTTCAGGATGGCCGCAAGATTGCGGGCTGTCCTGGGACGGTAATCGCATCTCTGGCAATCGCGCTAGCATTGATGCTGTGCAGAAAATACTGCACGCTGCGCACACGGTAGAGTTGATGCGCGATCGAATCAAAGACCTCGAGTCCAGGCTGGGTCGTGGATGAAGTAGGCTTCTGGTCGGAGCGCATCCGTCCCAACCTCACCAAGAGCTGCCAGGCAATGCACCTGCGCTTCCACTTCGAGCGCATCGAGAATGTTGTCGGCGACGGCACACCCGACGTCAACTTCTGCATCGACGGTGTTGAAGGTGGTATCGAGTTGAAGTTCAGCGACACTTCACCAGGCGACACCGCACAGGTGCTGGGGATTCAGCACGGCATGCGGCGGTCCCAGATCATCTACGCCTCACGACGCGTGTGGGCTGGCGGACTGTGCTGGTGTCTTATTGGCAACCAGGCGGCGACCTGGCTGGTGGACCTCCGGGGTAAAACTCCGGCCGACATGGCCTCCCTGTCGGTCGCCAGTAGCGCCAGGCTGCGCGAGGTAGCTGCCTGGCACTGCGGTCAACGTATGGGTGGTACCCTACCCCTAGCCCTTATTGAAAGACTGCCAGGCTACTTGTCTTCCTCGTCTTCTTCTGGGACGAGCGGCACGTAGGACACGGCGGCTGTCTTCACGCCCACTGTCCCAGCGAAAGCAGAGACAGCTTTCTGCGCCTCTGCTTTCGACTCGAAGGTCTTCACGCCTTCCGCAATCACAGTCTCGCCGTTGTCGCTCTTGAAACGCCAGGACCATACGCCGCTGGAACCTTCGCTGACTTCGATCTTCATGGTGCGCCTCTATCTGTTGTTCGTGTGCCAAGCGAACTGATGGTGTTGTCCTTTTGCCGGCTAGCAAAGGATGATCCGAGCCAGAAGGCTCCGATTGTGGAAAGCGAACCAATGATGGCTGTCACAACGATCAGTCTCACGTCGTCGGAGTAAATTTGTCCGCCGCCTTCCCTAATGACTTCCCACGGGAACAATACCACGAACACCATAAGAACAACAAGTCCGAGCATGACGACAGAGATGACAAATGCTGGTTGAGTCCAGAGCGATAGTGGCGCACCTCCCGCATCTCGCATCTGTGCAACTGCAATGCTGTAATCACGCGCTCCCTGGATACCGCCGCCACCTGCTTCTTGGATGTGCAAGTAGTTCTTCTCGATAGCCTGCTTGACCGCAGTCGCCTGGACAGGGTCGCTCTTGATGGCTTCGATAACCTCCTGCTCGTTCTTCGCGCCAATAGCGTCCTTCGCTACAGTGAAGACAGCCTCAGCCGCGGCGATGTTCCGCTGGGACACTTCAGAGCCGGACCCGAATATCTTCGTGAGCTGCGGGACGAGTTGGATCAGCGACGGCAGCAATGCCGCGACGATGGCTGGGATGGGCATGGCTTTCTCCTGTTGCAATTCGACGCCGAGGTCCGTGCTGCCTTGAGTTATCTCCGTCGTCTTGCTGGCGACGTGAGGCAACTTCGGCTCGAGCACAATCGCTGATGCTGCCAGCGGTTGCGGTGTTGCCGGCTGTGCTTCCTCGTTCATATACAGTCCGCCCGCCTCTTCGTACTCTCGTCTGAATTCCTCCAGGGTAACGACCGGCTGGCCATAGGGACTACCTGGCAAGCTCGCCCACTCTTTATTGCACTTCAACACCGCAATATGGATGCGGCCTTCGACCACGTCCTCGAGAGCCTTGCGGCCAGCTATCAAAGCGATAGCGCAGAGGTCTTGCGTCGGCGGTTCGAAGTTGAGAAACCCATAATCGTTGCACACTCCGTCCCAGGTACGCTCGAGAATTTGATAGGCACCTGCCGCGGTGGACGTGAGCTTCTTACCATTCCTCAGTGTCACCGTCGTACGGATACGGGGATGGTCTTGGAAGTCATCGAAAGTGGCGTACACACCGTCCACCCCAAGAAACAGACGGCCACCAAACAGGGTCCGATAACCGTCCTCGCCTTGCGTGCCCTCGCCGAAACGCAACGCCCAGAGGAACGCGCGGACGTTCCTCTTAACGATGAAATCGGTGAGTGTGATGTTTGGCATTAGTAGTAGCGCGACTTCTTCGGCGGCCTGTAATCAGGGCGGTGAGGCACAACCCACATCATTTTGTACCACATGGCCAAGCAGTAGATCGCAAGAGCAATTGAAATCCACACGGCGTCCGGGTCTGTCTCTTGCCGTTGAAAAACATAGTAGGACCGCGAGAACGCGCCAAGGCTCACACCGCCTAATGCGACGCATTCCATCACTGTCTTGCGAACCATATCATTGAAGCTCGCAACAAGAGCTGTGACGCCAATAAAGAACCAGCACGCTGAAGAAAGAAAAGAAAGGTCAATCATTTCTTGTCCTCATCTTTCGGTGGCGACGGTGGCGGTGGCGGCTTGCCTCTATTAAGCCAAGCATCAAGGAAGCCCGATACGGCGTTTGTCGACTGCACCCACTCCCACACGCGCGAGAGCACCGACATGCCAAACAGCCCCAGCAAGAACCCTGTAAGGCCTTGTGGCAGTGAAAGCCACTGCGCCGTCCACTCGGTAGCATAGAAAGAAAAGAACGCCCCACCGATCATCATAAGCATACGCTCGAACAACGAGCCATTGACGAAGCGCATCGACACTAAAGCACCCGCCACGCCAGCGAAGCGAAGAATCCATTGTTGAACTTCGTCCCACATCATCACGCGTTTATGACCATCACGCCAATTGTGTCGGTATCGGACAAGGTACCGTCACTCGTTGTGATGGTGATCGTGTCGCCGA